TATATACAAAATTAAAGTATATAATTTTTATGCAAAGAATAGAAACACATATCATTAAATCAAACAAACCAATTTATAAAGAGTTGGTTGAAATGTGTCAATATTCTAAAAATCTTTATAATTATACGCTTTACATTTACAGGCAAGCTTTCACTGGTAAACATGAAAATATAGAAGAATACAAAGATTTGATTAGAAACGAAAGATTTGTATCTTCTTATGATATTGTAAATAAAATGAAAGAATTAAACCAAATTGATTTTAGATCAGTGCGATCTAATGTGAATCAACAGGTTGTTTATCAGGTTGACACTATATGGAAAGCATGGTTTAAGGCTTTAAAATCATATCAAAAAACACCGTCTAAGTTTAAAGGCAAACCAAAAATGCCAAAATATTTAGATAAAAATGGTTTGAATATTTTAATTTTCACAACTGCTGCTGCTAAATTAAAAAATGGAAAAATTAATTTAACAAAGCATTTAAAACTTCCTATTACAACTAAGATAGAAAAATTTCAACAAGTACGAATTGTACCAAGAAATGGATATATCAAAGTTGAAATAGTGTACAATAAAGAAATAAAGGATGAAAATCTTAATTCAGAAAAAGCAATTGGAATTGATATTGGTATAAATAACTTATGCACGATAACTTCAAATGATGGTAAAATTTGCAACATCATAAATGGTCGTCCATTAAAATCAATAAATCAATTCTACAATAAAAGCTTAGCAAGAATTAAGTCAATAAACGATAAGAAAAACATTAAAACAAGTAAGAGAATTAAAAGACTCAATTTTAAGAGACAATGTAAGATTGATGATTATTTACATAAAGCATCAAGAAAAGTTGTTGAAATAATGAGTCGAAATAAAATCAAATATTGTTTTATTGGTCATAATGATGGTTGGAAACAGGAATGCAATATGGGTAGATTTAACAATCAAAAATTTATTCAAATTCCGTTTAATCGCTTAATAGAAATGATAAAATATAAAGCAGAAGAAATAGGTGGAGTAGTTTTAACAATAAACGAATCTCATACTTCTAAATGTTCATTTTTAGATAGTGAAGAAGTTAAACATCATGATGAATATGTTGGATGTAGAAAAAGTAGAGGATTATTCAAATCTAAACTTAAAGATAAAGTAGTCAATGCTGATGTAAATGGTTCATTGAATATTTTAAAAAGAGGAATAGGATTTGAATTTGCTTTTAATAAAAATTTTTACAATCCACAAACAATACAAATGCAACCATTAAGTCTTAGTAATAAGATAAATGGTAGAGGCTATAGTGGTATAGCCAGTAGTAAGAAATTACTATTAAAGAAAAATTCAATTAGAAATAATTAAATTTTTCATATCATAGTCTGAATTGATCATGTTCACTCTTTACAACAGTTGCATTCAAAAGAATTTTATTTTTTGTATGGCAATTTGGGCATTCTACGATGTTTTCTTGGTCAAATCTAACAGGAACAGCAAATTTATGTTTACAATCACCATTACAACATTGAATAGTTATGTATTGACTGTAAATTTTGTTAACTCTTTCATTAATTAACTGTTCAACTTTAAGTTTTTTATTCCACCATAACGTTCTACCAATTAACATTGTCAATAGCAATTGAACACACCAGCAAATTAGAAAAGCAACAACCATATACAACCACACTGGATAAAAATATATTGAAACCCCAGCACTAATTATAAATGAAATAAGAAATGGGACTAAATTACCTTTAAACATATAGTAATTGTAATCTATTCAACAACATTATCAAGAATTTTTACAGTTTGCATTGTGTCTGATATAATATTTTTGATATTTTTATTAATCTGCTGTAAAAATTCTTTTTTATCTTTGGTAATTACTGGATTATCTTTAAGTTGATTGACTAATTTGACAACATCTTTAAAATCAATAATTACATTCTCTAATTTTGTTGTAATTGCTTGTAGTGGAAATGGTTCAAGTGGAAATGCACCTTTATACACTTCTTGTCTTTGTTGAGATAACAAATCATTTACATCAACTGTTTGTGGTGTTCCAGCTATCTGCATTCCCATTTGATAGCGATCAGCATTTCTCATTACACTATTTTGTTCCATGTTAAACTTTAAATATTTAAAAAAATAAATTTAAATACTGTTATGAATTCATACGAACGTAGATTTAAAATTTTTCTAGAAAAAGATGAGTTAGCTCAGTTACCACCTGAAGAACCTGTAATGGATAACTCAGGTGACATTGATGCAATGCAAAATACTCTTGATGATGGGTCACAAGTCACAGATTTTGATGTTCAAAATGTAAATCAATTACAACAAGACATTCAAAGTCAAAAAGCAACCCAAATGATCAGTGTATTAAAACAGTGGATTGATAGAATCAGTGAATTTAAAGAATTTTTGAATGGAACTGATGCATCATCAATTCAAACAACACTATCAAAAGCTGTTCCAGATACACTATTTGACAAAATTAAAACATCTGAAAATAAACGTATTGCTCGTGTTGCTAGTGATTTAGGTGCTTTTAATGAAATATTAAAAGGTTATATTGCAAGTGGTGACGATCCGAAGAATCGTTTTGTTTAATCTAATTTAGATACTTGATCATTAATATTTTTTAATTTCATTAGACCGGTAATTTGATTTTCAAAAGTGTTGTTTAAGATAATATCTTGCTCAACACTATTTTTTTGTTCAGCAATACACCATTCATTAAAGTCTTTATACTTTCTACCAATAGATTCTGGCCAAATAAACACTTTTTCACCCATTTCCAATAATTTTTTAGACTTTTCTCTAGATGTATCATCAAGCCATTGTGAATCCAAACACCAAATCTTATTATACATATTATAAGCATTAATTTGTTGTTGTTGTAATGATGTATATAGTTGATTGCCTTTTGTGATACCAGCAGTTGCTATACCATTTTCAATAAAAAATGCATCAATTGGACCTTCTAATATAAAAATATTGGAATTATTTGGGTTTATATTAGAAATACCATACAAAGATTTTTCAGATTTAATTTTAGACAAATATTTTGGTCTGTTATCTTGTATTAATCCACGAGATTGATAAAAAATAACATTATTTCCTTCATAAAATGGTATAATTAACCGATTTTTATGTATAAAGTCAGTTGTTGATAAGTATAAAGCTCTTGGTTTATTGATAGCTTTGTTTAATCTACGTTGAATAATGTATTTTACTGCTATTTGTACAATTGGTTTATGTATATGATATTTTACCTGTGTTTTATCTAAGAGATTTATACAATCTCTTGGTAATTCATTAGTATTTTTAATGGATTCTACCTGTTCATCAAGCTTTACACTATCTTTTATAATATATTCTTCAGAATACTTAAGATCTTTACTTTCAGCTATAATTTGCTCTTGTGATTTACCAGAAACCTCTTGAATCCATTTAAGAGGAGTACTACTCCAACCACAGTTATGACAATATATGATATTTTTATTGGGAAAATAATAAAGTCTTTTCTTTTTACCCCAAGAATGGCCTTCTCTACATATAGGACAACAACCATTATATAAATGCTGACTTCTCATATATTTTGGATAACCAGCATATAGATAAAATTGTTGAATTACATATGACTCAGGTAGAAAAACCATATTTTTAAATATTTCTATAGTTTTAACGAGATGATACAATCACCATTCAACAAGAGTAGACAAGATAAATTTTTAATCAGTTTTGAATTACCAAAACTGATGAAAGCTCACAAGTATTCTAAATTTTTCGATGAACATACAAGATTTTCTTGTTTTAAAGCTAATATTCCAAAGATTTCAGTTGAAGCTAAACATCTACCTTATGCTGGACAACATTTAGCTGTGTCATCTCACACAAGACCTCAATATGATCCATTGAACATTCAATTTAACGTTGATAATCGATGGAAAAACTATTATACAATATACTGGTGGATTAACGTTCAAAACGATGATGCTTTAAGTTATGTGGATGCTCATGATATCTTTGGAGATATATCAACAGATGAGATTTTAAAATATTATCGAACAGATGTAACCGTAACTCAATTAGATGAATACAACAATCCAGTAATAAATTTTAAATTTTTGGATGCTTTTCCAAGTACTCTTGCTGAAGTTGATGAAAATCAACAATCCCCGAATGAAATTACTATGACTTGTACTTGGAATTATAGTCAATTCATTCCTGAACTTTTAACTACAGAACTTTGAGTTTGAAATTTTTAAATACTTATACAATGACAATTGATCAATTAAAATTTAACAATGGAGGTATATTATAATGGCTAGAGTTATTCAATCTCCTGGTGTAGAAATCAAAGAACACGATTTAAGCGAAAATGCTTCAACAGCAATCGGTACATATATTTTTACCACGGGTTTTGCTGATAAGGGACCAACTGATGAAATTCTACAAATCACTTCAAAAGAAGAATTTGAACAGATCTACGGTTTACCGACAACACCTGCTGAAAGATATTTTTATCATTCTGTAACACAGCAATTCAACAGTCCTGCTAATGTTTTAGTAAGTAGATTACCTTACGGTATTGAAAATGGTGAAGGTTTCTGTATTGAACCAACATATAGTATCTTAGCTTATCCAGTTGAAACATATAATACCACGGTATCTACAATTAATTGCAGTATTGCAACAATATCAGGTACATTAACAGGTCAAGATGTTAATGGTATAGATAATATTGAAAAATTATATGAAAAACTCAATAAGGATAAACGAATCAACAAAGATACGTTATCATATACAGTATTAACATCATTATCAGGTGATAGTATTACATTATCATCTATTGAATATAAATATGATGAAACATTATTATGTGCTGCAGCTTCTGCAATTGCAGAAAAGAATGCAACTGAAGAAAACCCAGCTAGTGCAATTTTTAATGAAACATTAACAGCATTAGAAGATAATGAACTAGCGCGTAAAGTATATCCACCAACTCTTATAGATGAAGCTACCAAGACTTATAAATTCTGGTACGGATACAAAACATCAGGCTCTACTAAATTTGATGAGAGTAATGAATATATCATTAAACAACCAAAACACTTTGAATTAACAGAACAAGAATATCTTGATTTGCAAGATGGTGTTAAATGGAGTAATAATAGCACTGCATTTGATGATACTTTATCTACATTAGGAAATGCTGGTATTATTATTGTTAATAAATCACAAACAACCATCAATGATCAATATGAAGGTTATTATGTTGGTATTGCTGATAATATTGCTTGTGAACCAAGTAGCAAATATCAATCAATAATGTCAGTGCAATCTGTTGCATCTCCAAGTGCTTCAGCATTTACACAATTACCATCAACCAGAATGAATTTCACACTTTCAGCTAATGGTGGTGATGTAAGTAGTTCAAGTATATCACAAATAATGGAAGATAGTTCAAGTTTTGATATCTTCGGTAGTGAATTTGATGACACTTTAATATTCAATATCTTTAAACTTCGCAAATCATTATATGCTGATTCAACAATCAAATTAGATGCAAATCTCAGTGAATCATATGTTGCTTCTGTTGACTTCTATAGACAAATGCAATCACAAAATGGTGGTTCACCAGTAAGTTTCTTTATTGAAAAGAAATCAGAAGATTCAAGTGATGTTCAAATTTTAGTTAACCCATATTTATCTGGTAAAAAATCAGGCAAAACATGGTTAGGTGATGATGGCAAACCAACAAAGAAAATTCGTGTTGCGTTTGGTGAAACTAATACTGAATTTACTAGTGCTAATTTTGATGAAAAATATGCAGCTCGTTATGGATTAACATATGAAACAGTTTCAGCTTTAAAAAATAATGCTGCTGATGCGTTATATGCATTAGGTGTATATCAAGAAGCTAACGGAAGTACTAAAGTTTTAGGTTCAATACCAAATAAAGTAAGCCGTGCTTTATCAAAAATTTCAAACATTGATTTATTTGATTTAGATATCACTTGTGAAGCTGGGTTAGGTACAATTTGGGCTTATTATAAAGAAGCTCAAGCACAGTATCTAAAAGATCATGAAGATGCAGAACAAGATGAAGCAGCTAAAGCTTGTGAATTTGATGATGAATCAACTACAGTTTATGAATCTGCTTCAGCTGGTAACTGGTTTAAAACAGGTCAAGATACATTTGATGGAAATGGTGGTAAAGATAATGGATTGTGTGAAAATTATAAAACGATTTATAACTTATTTGCTAACTTTGCTTCAAATGAACGTAAGGACCACATCTTTATTGCAGACCCATTAAGATTTATATTCTTACAAGGTTCAAATAAGAAAACATTATCTGACAGATCTAAAAACTTCTCACAACATATATATTGGCCATTGAAATACAATTTCTCTACAGCCAATACAAGTTATGCTGCAACCTATGCTAACTGGGGGAAGGTTTATGATACAGCTAGTGATGGCAATGTTTGGATTCCAATGTCAGGTATTTTAGCAGCAACTTATGCTAATACTGATAGCAACTATTATTGCTGGTATGCTCCAGCTGGTCCAGATAGAGGTATATTAACCACAATCATTGATTTGGCATTAAGCCCAAAACAAAAAGAACGTGACCAGTTATATAAAATCTCATTGAATCCAATTTATCAGGATCCAAACATGGGTTATGTTGTATTTGGTCAGAAAACATTACAATCTAAACCAAGTTCATTCGACCGAATTAATGTGCGTAGATTGTTCTTATATCTTGAAAAATCAACATATAAGACAATTAAATGGTTCTTATTTAGAAACAATACATATTCTACTAGAATGGCGATTGTCAATACATTAGACCCAATATTTAGATCTTGTCAACAAAATGAAGGTATAATTGATTACAGGCTGGTTTGTTCAGAAACGAATAATACTTCAGATATAATCGACGCAAATGAACTCGTGTTAGACGCGTACATAAAGGCGTCCCGCACGGCTGAATTTATAATCTGCAACTTTTATAGTACCAAAACTGGTACTAATTTTGACGAATTAATCAAATAATTCATTAAAATCTACACAACCATTTCAAAAAGCTCATCTAAAACAGGTGAGCTTTTTTATTTTCATTTAAAACTACAGAAAAAGTGACTTTTTTAAACTTTTTTAGTTGATTTTTGGTCTCCTGGCAACATATAATATTTATATAGAGAAAAAGAACCGCTATCCCTAGAAGCCGCTTATCCTTCTCACCGTTGATCTTATTTTATTTGCGGATTTTTTAACGCGGACTTATTAATTTCAATCTTCTTCGTCGAGAGTTCGCGTTCGAATACTATTTTTCTGACTTTTTCAATTGAACTTTTCACCGTCGTTGAACGGAATTTTTCACGGATCTTGGAATTTATTGAATTTTCTTCTCAAACCAATCATTTTAAATATTTTTATGCAAAATTTTTATAATGATCTTGAACAATTACAAGAAGCATATGATAAAACATTTTCAAATCAAGGTATGTTTAAATTAACATATCAAGGTTATCTCAAAAGATGTAAAGAACGAAATGTTCCCAAATCAGCAATTATGACAAAAGATGAATGGGAAGCTATGCAATCCGGTGATATGGATCCAATGGCAGAAGTTAGAGATCCTGAAAATGGATACAAACCAGATTCACACAAATCAATAAAGATTTAACTAACTTAAATAATTTCATAATTAAGGTTTACAATGGCTGATACAAATCAAACAATTCGCACTTTTTATGAGAGAGCAATGGAGAGAGAATTTCTCCGTGACATTAATTTTCGTGTAATTGAAGTTAATTTTGGTGAAAATACAAGTGTTCAATTTAATGAAAATGATTTAGTTTATGCTCGTTCTGCTAAAATGCCAACTCGTTCTATTCAAAATGTTGAAGCAAAATACATGGGATTGACATTTAATCTCCCCGGAACAGTTACATATGATGGTTCTAATGATTATACATTAGAAATGTATTGTGATGAAAATTGCATTCTAAGGGATAAAATGGAAAAAGCAACAAGAGATCTATTTAATGATGCTGATTCCACTGGCAATTATTTTATTCCAAAACAAGGTTCATATATCACACTTGCTGTTTTAGATAAAAAATTAAAAGTTCTCAAAACAATTAAATTGGTTGGTTGTTCTATTAGAAGATATGAATTAGACCAATTCAAAATGAGTGAAGGTAAAGGTGATATTATTAAAATTACAATGCATCTTGCTTATCACTACTACGAAGATGTAAAATAATATGTCACTCAATAAAACAGTACAAGAAGCACTGTCTAATTTAACCAGTCTTAAACGTGTCCGTCTTAAAGTTGATCCAAAAGACAGCACTTTAGCTGATTTCACTAAATTAAACGGATATGAAGGTTATATTTTAGAAGAACATCCAGAAGATGACACTATTGATGTGTATGTAACTACAAATGACCAACCAGAATGTATGGACGATCATATATTTACAGGTGTTCCGTCATCTTGTATTGATGTCATGGGTTCACTTTCTACTCTAGAAAAGTTTAAACTTGCTTTAGTTACATATTTTAAATCAAGAGCAATGATGCCTACTGAATTATTACAAGAACTTGTATTAGCTCGTAATATTAAACAGTGTCGCTGTTGTCTTGATAAACTGGATCAAGAGGGATTTGAAATTGTTTTAACAAACTTTATCGATTTGTTAGAAGAACAATAATATGCGATCATTAAATCAAGTTACAAATCAAGTATTATTGAATGAGTTGTTTGATAAACAATCATACAACACTCAATCTATCAAAGATTGGTATGAGCACTGTAAATTATATATAATTGGTTCTTGGTTTAATGATTTGAATATAGAATCAACAATTGATGTTGATAAAGAATATGAGAAAGTAAGCGAGATCATTGAAAATACATTGAGAAATCAAGTTTATCATATGTTTAAACAAATGTATAATGATGAATATATGCTTGGTTTATTAAGTGATTATCGTTATTCTCACAATGATTCTGAAATATATGATATGCTTGAAGTTGAGCTCAATAAAACTTGTGATTGGTTAATAGAGTTATGTATATATGCATTGAGATATCATGCTTTACGAGCAACTGACGATGATGTTGTTGATGCAATTAAAATGTATGGTAAAAATAGTGGCAATGCAATATTAAATCAAGCGTCAAAATATGTAGATAAAATAGGTAAATTAGAATTATCGTATTTTGAAAGATTATTTGTTGGGTATGATAAACAATTATTGCACTTTTTAAAGGATTATACATCTGGTAAATTTTTAAGATGTGGTGTTAAAGAAAAGTTAATTGCAATTAATGAATTTAAAGATATTGCTCATTATCATGGAACATTATTTAGTGGAACAGATCCGTTTTATATATTTGATGATGAACATGAAGAATTATATAATTCAATTACTCAACTAAATAAAAGAAAACTTGAAAAACAATTACAAGAATTAGTAGGTTACTAGAATGAAAACATTTTTACAATATTTTAATGAAAGTTTTGAAATTGGACTTGTAGAACAGATCAAAATTCCTGAATTACAACAAACGATACCTGCTAAAATTGATAGTGGTAATGATGCTTACAATGTATTGCATGGTGAAAACATTCAATATAATGGAAACACTGTAAAATTTACAACTGTTGATGGTAAAACTGTTAAGAAACAAGTAAAAGATAAAATCAATATCAATGTTGGGGCTGGAAATAATGAAGAACGACCAGTTGTTTTATTTGATATTATATTTGGTGGCAAACAATTTAAAAATGTTCCATTTAGTATAGGTAATCGTTCTGATAATCAATATCCAATTTTAATTGGAATGCCTTTTATAGCTAAAATCGGTGCATTAATTAATGTAAGAAAGAAAAATACACTTTAGACGTTAACACTATATACTATATACATATTTTAAATTATTACTAATTTAAATCTTAAAAAGTTTAATTTTTTAAGAAAAATTGCATAAATTGACGTTAACTCCATTAAATAATTGTGTAATTTAATTAGAACGATTTAAAATATACACTTTAAGCTTATTTGAAGAGATCGTTCTAATTGAATTGCAATTTAAATTAGATACTTCAAATAAGCTCTTTTTATGTTTTGATAATTTTATGGGCGAGTTTGAGGTTATTAAGAACCTTGGGAGCCTAAACGTCAAGCAAAATAAGTGTTTAGGAAAATCATCATGAGTGTGGTGAAACGGATACAATAGTAAAATATTGTTGAAGTGACGTATTGGTGTTAATTGAAAGATTAATTGCTGAGAGCACTCAAGCTAAGTAATGGTAACAGTATTTAGTAACTCGCTCATCTGAAAAGGTGAGAACGGTGCCAATTTGAGAATATCAAATCGACTAAATTACAAATGGAGTTATAGGTCGGAAGTAGAATTGGTGAGAAGTTGAATTCTCTTCAACAACTCGACTGGGGTCAGGCTCACATACTGCATACTTCAGGGGATGATGGAACCAATCAAAGTTCAATCAAAAATTTGACAGTCAAATCGGTCGGAAGAACAACATGGCAATCCGTATATAGCATTTAAACTTTGGTGTTATAGGTAAAGTCAGCTAGAAACCGCAGAAACAATGAAGCGTAGATTGTGATGAAATCGAGTAGCTTAAAACATAGTTGCGACCTTAAAATAATTTCGTGGAACTTCGTAAACTCCCATCAGAATTTTAACAAAATTCGTTGATGTTTTTGTTTTTTTTATTAAAAATGACATAACGGTGAGCTGTGGTATGAGCTACTCCTGCAACTTCATTGCACGCTCATACATCAGGTGGAAGATGGATTTTTTAATAAGAATTTAAATGATTTTGGTGGGTGGGATTTGGGATCCCCGATTTCCTGATCAAAATTTTCAGAAAAATCAAATTTTTCTCAAGAATTCTCAAAGAAAATCCAAAAATTCCCAAATTTCCCTGATTTCCTGATCAAAATTTTCAGAAAAATCAAATTTTTCTCAAGAATTCTCAAAGAAAATCCAAAAATTCCCAAATTTCCCCGATTTCCTGATCAAAATTTTCAGAAAAATCAAATTTTTCTCAAGAATTCTCAAAGAAAATCCAAAAATTCCCAAATTTC